TGCAAATAATGTAGTCAGGTTTTCTCCAGTATTTAAAGAAAGTAAAGTTATTTGGTTTGATTATATGGTAGTGGATGACAAACGATTGGATTCAAATGTATTTCAATCAGGAAGTAATGTGGTAAGTGATTTATCAAATGTTCCATACGACCACGTTACATATTCTAAAACAAACGATATGTCACGCACGTGGATATTTAAGTACACGCTTGCATTAGCAAAAGAATTACTTGGTATTATTCGTTCAAAGTTCTCTGAAATTCCATACCCAGACGGAGAAATTCGTATGGACGGTGAAATCCTTCGTCGTGAGGGAATTGCAGAAAAAGAAGCGTTGGTTAAAGAACTTCGTGAAACGTTAGAACAAACAGGTCAACAAGCACAAATGAAGAAGCAAATGGAAAATTCAGAAAATATGCAAAAGATGTTTAGTAATGTTCCTACTCTCATTTACATAGGTTAATAAATGGCACGTTTTGTTACCAAACGAGATTTTGAATTTATACAACACATCACCCGTGAATTGATTGACGAGACGATGGATGTGGGTGTTGTATTATATAAGATTGTCGTGGCATCTACTAAAGTAAATCTTTACGGAGAAAGTTTGGTCAAACCACGTTATACACCGGTGGCGGTCAATGCAATAGTGGAATATAATAAAAATACACAAACTACTACGGAAGGATTTGGTGTTAATCAAGACCAACGAGTGGTATTTAGATTTGCTCGTCGGTTATTGCAAGAAGTAAATACATACCCAGAAATTGGAGATATTGTCGGATATAATAATCATTATTATGAAATCCACAATATTACGGAAACGCAATTAATTGCAGGAAAGCCTGGATTTAACACCGCAATTATTTGCTCAGCACATCTTACTCGTCGTACAAGTATTGACATTGAAGAGGCGCAAGTATGATAGACGAAACCAAGATTGTAAATACTAATCAACAATCACCACGACTTCAATCTCGTGCTGACGATACGCAAAATGACGCACCACAAATAAAAGTCACACTATATACGGTTGATAATGCTATCATCAACTATTTGTCAAACCGTATTACTCCTGTAGTAACTCAAAATGGAACGCAAGTTAAGGTTCCTGTATTGTACGGTGACCCCGAACGTTGGAAAAGTGCACAACGTGATGGTATTCTTCGTGATTCTATCGGTAAGGCACAATTACCAGTATTAATGCTTCGTCGTACCGCAATGAGAAAGATGGATATTAATTCGGCAGTTAACAAGTATTATGACCGTACTTTCTATACAGGATGGAATCGTAGAACTCCATATGACCGTTTTAGTGTAGTAAACGGGGTACGTCCAAGTCGTGAATACTTTAATACTACGGCAACACCTGACTATTATCAGTTTACCTATAGATGTATGATTTGGACAGAATATATGGAACAGATGAATAGTGTTGTTGAAAATATTTCCTTTGAAAGTGATGAATTCTGGGGAGAACCCAATAGTTACAAATTCCGTACTATTATTAAAGAATTTGAGCCATTAACAGAACTTCCAGATACGTCTGACCGAGTGGTTCGTACACAATTTGATATGACGGTATTTGCATATCTCCTTCCAGATTCTCAATTAGATGTTGGACATAACAGAGGTTTGGTCACTAAAAAGAGATATGGTATTAAAAAAGTCGTCACTTTTACTGAATTGGAATCTGAATAATTGGTGTTTAGGTAAAAAAACAGATATTTATAATACGAGTTGTTTTGTACACAAAAATGGGGTTATTTTATGGCAGAAGTAACGAAGGAAGAATTAATTGAAATTAATTCTTTACGAGAAAAGTTATCAACTGTAGTGTCTGAGACAGGTCAAATATCTTTACAAGTTCAATTACTTGAGGCGGATATTACCGAACTAAAGAGTAAACTACAAGAACAAGGAAATCTCTTCAAAAAATTGTTGGACGAAGAGCAGCAACTAATCAATCGGTTATCTGAAAAGTATGGAACGGGGTCAATTGATTTTGAAACCGGAGAGTTTACACCAGATAGATAACAAACTTAGTTTGGAGAATACCGTATGGCAGAAAGAATAGTGTCACCCGGCGTCTTTACGCAGGAAAATGACCAAACATATCTCGCACAAGGCGTTGCTGCAATTGGAGCAGCCTTCGTAGGTCCGACCACCAAAGGACCAGCTTTCATTCCGACCGTCGTAGAAGGTCAAAAAGGACTTGAAAATACCTTCGGTGTTGCCGACGGTAATTCGTATTTAAACTATACTGTACAAAACTACTTACAAGAAGCAGGAAGTGCAACGATTGTTCGTGTGTTAGGCTTGGGTGGATACACAACAACTGCCGCAACAATTTATGCAACTGGTTCTGCCGGAAAGAAAGTATTAGCAGTGTTACATCCAACACTATCAGGAAGTAGTCTCACTAATATAGTTGTGGGCGGAACAACAGCAAGTTTCAGTTTAAGAATCACAGGTTCAACTAGTGTTTCTCAATCGGGTATCAGTCCAATTGAAAGTTCAACTGCCTTTATTCCAAAGGTATTTGGTGCAGCCCCACTATCAACAACAACTACACCAGTTTACACATACGCCGTGTTCCCAGAAGCATTAGCACAGGCGGGGTCTAGTGTAACCATTACTGCATCACTCTCTACGGTATCTTTGTTAACTCAATACGATAATGCAAATACCCCATGGATTCGCTCACAAACAATCAATGGTACTACAAAATATAATCTCTTCAAGATTCATACATTAAGTGATGGAACAAGTGCAAACAAGCAACTTAAGATTTCTATTCTTGGAGTTACACCATCGGGTAGTGTATCAGATAGTCCATATGGTACTTTCAGTCTTTGGGTACGTGATTTCAATGATACCGATGACCAACCAAATCTTCTTGAACCATCATATGATAATTTAACATTGGACCCAAGTAGTCCAAATTATATTGCACGTAGAATTGGTAATAGTGCACCATATTATGATTCAAATACTGGTGAAACATATTATCAAGGTGATTTCCCAAATCTCTCAAAATACATTCGTATAGAAATGTCATCGGATGTAATTCCAGAAAATGCAGTACCATTCGGTTTCGCGGCATTGAATTCAACTGTATCTTCAAGTGCCGCAGGCGAATTGGTCAGTGGTTCTTATGTCACCAGTCGTTGGTTAACAAGTGGAGTTCCAGGATGGAGTTCCACCGCAGTTGGACCTAATGCAAATTACTATGGATTTAATTTTAGTGATACCAACAGTCTTTCATATTTGGGACCAATCATCGGAACTACAACGGTTGGGTCGGAATTTAATCTTGAAAATCTAACGACAGAAGTCGGTGGAACCGCAATTGACCTATCGTCATCAACCCCTGTATCGTATCGTAGATTCACTGTACCGGTACAAGGTGGATTTGATGGATATAATCCGGCACGTGAAATCGCAATGGGTGGTGCAATCAAGAATACCAACACTCAAGGATTTGACTTAAGTACTGCATTAAAATCAGGTTCAGTAGAATACAAGAGAGCATTGGATTCACTCAGTAACCCAGATAGTGTAGATTTTAATCTCTTGGTAATCCCAGGCGTACTGAATTCACAACATCCATATATTACGCAATACGCAATTGACGTATGTGCAAATCGTGGTGATTGCTTCTATATTCTTGACTTAGATACACTTGATGCAAGTGTGACATCTGTAACCAGTCAAGCACGTAGTCTCAATACCAACTATGCAGCAGGGTACTATCCTTGGGTAAGTGTTGTAGATACAAATACCAATAAGCAAATGTGGGCACCACCGTCCGTGGTACTTCCAGAAGTATACGCATACTCTGATAACGTCGGTGCAGAATGGTTTGCACCAGCAGGGTTAAATCGTGGTGGAATTCCTGGCGCAATCGGTGTGAAGGCTCGTTTGACTCAAGCACAACGTGACACATTATACGAAGCAAAGGTCAATCCAATCGCACAATTCCCAGGACAAGGTATCTGCGTTTGGGGACAAAAGACACTTCAAACACGTTCGTCAGCACTTGACCGTGTAAATGTTCGTCGTCTTCTCATCACCGTCAAGAAGTACATCGCAAGTTCAGCACGTTACTTAGTCTTTGAACAAAATACAGAAACAACACGTAATCGTTTCTTGAACATTGTCAACCCATACCTTGCAACAATTCAACAAAATTCTGGATTGACGGCATTCCGTGTGGTTATGGACGAAACCAACAATACACCAGATATTATTGACCGTAACATCTTGGCGGGAGCAATCTATCTCCAACCAACCCGTACGGCTGAATTCATCAAGTTGGATTTCAACATTCTCCCAACTGGTGCAACCTTTAATACTATCTAATCAGTTTTTTCCAAAACCACTATTTATTTAAAGTCCCAATTTATATTTGGAGAGCCATATGGCAAATTTGGTCAGTGAACAAGAACTATTTTTCACCGCGTTTGAACCAAAAACTCAAAATCGGTATATAATGTATCTTGAAGGCGTACCTGCATATCTCATCAAGAAGGCAGACCGTCCAAAGTTAACACAAGAAAAGAAGCGATTGGACCACATCAACCTTCAACGTTATGTGAAGGGAAAGAGTGTGTGGGATGAACTTTCAATTGACTTATATGACCCCGTTGTACCATCAGGTGCACAAGCAGTGATGGAATGGGTTCGTTTACACCACGAATCAGTTACGGGTCGTGATGGATACGCAGAATTCTACAAGAAGGATATCATTATCAACGTTCTTGGTCCAGTGGGTGACAAGGTTGAAGAATGGATTCTTAAGGGATGTCAAATCACTAAAGTTGAATTCGGTGAAATGGCATGGGAAAAGGACGACCCAATGTCCATCTCAATGACAATCCAACCAGATTATTGCATCCTCAACTACTAATTTAAGAATAGAAATAGAAAAACCTCACGGTCAAACGTGGGGTTTTTTGTTATATACCGATACTTTCTGATACTTATATAAAGGTATATTTTCCGAGAGAACTTATGGCACAACTTACTGAATTTAATATTGGTCAAGGTGAAACATTCAAAGTCTTAGCCACGGTAGAAAACGCAGATACTGGTGGATATTTAGACATAACGGATTATACATTTCAAGGTCAAGTTCGTGAGAATTTCACGACGGAAGAATTGGCTGCATCATTCACTATTACAAAACTTACCCCGCAAAGTTCGGGCAGTTTTTATATAGAACTCACACCCTCACAGACTAATACGTTTACTCAACGAAAGTATGTGTATGATATCAAGATGACCAGTGGTTCAATCACTCGTCGTGTTCTTGAAGGATACTTTGTAGTTCGTCCTGCGTCTACGAGATAATAAATGGCAGATTTTAGTACTGGTATACCAAATATACGAGTCATTATACGTGAAGCTTCTGATGAAAATTTAACCGCACAATTACCAAATCTTACGGTTAACATCAAAGAAGGTACGCAGTATAATGTTAATATGGTACCAAATACGGTGTCGGCACTTCGTACCGGCTCATTTAATTCATTTGCAGATTTAGCAGCTAATGCATGGACTTCCTCATACGCATTAGTAGCATTATCGTTATCGGGTTCAGTTGATTCAGCATCGTATGCAAGTTTTGCACTAACCGCATCATATGTTAGTGGTGCGGCTAGTACATGGGATGAAGTATCAAATAAACCAAATGGATTAGTATCGTCGTCTATACAAGTATTAGATTATAACATATTCGCAACCACAGGGTCAAACACATTTGTCGGCAACCAGACAATTACAGGGTCACTTACGGTATCGGGTTCGTCTACCCTTACAAATATAGGACCAGCAATATTTAGTGGTTCAGTTAATGTCACGCAGGGAATTACAGGGTCGTTATTTGGTACAAGTAGTTGGTCTACTAATGCAGTATCCGCCTCATATGCAATTACTCCCTCGGGTACGTCTGGAACAAGTGGAATGGCGGGTAGTTCAGGTACTAGTGGACAATCAGGTTCATCCGGTACTAGTGGAACGTCGGGAAGTTCAGGTACCTCTGGTTCGTCGGGTACTTCTGGACAGAACGGAAGTTCTGGTACATCAGGAACCGCCGGTACTAGTGGAACTAGTGCAGACGTAGTTATTAGTGGAAGTGCTCCAAGTAATCCAACTACGGGTTCTTTGTGGTATGACAACACCACTGGTAAAACATATATTTATTATGTTAGTCAATCTGTGGGTTCGTGGGTACTCCAATCCGACCCAACATTTGACCCAGGTCCAACATTACAGGATTTACAAGATGTAACAGATTTAGGTGCAACAACGACAAATGCTATTATAATAGCAAATACAACCACCGCAGCAAATACTGGTTCTGGTGCATTAATCGTTTCCGGTGGATTGGGTGTAAAACAAAACATATACGCCAGTAACATAATTGCAGTAAATACAATAACCGCAACAGGGTTTACCGCATCGGCTGGATATTTTGGTACCGCAAGTTGGGCACAAAATGCAGTTACTGCTTCATACGCTTTAAATGCAAGCGCAGGTGGAAGTGGTACGGCAGGTAGTTCAGGTACATCAGGTCAAACGGGGTCATCGGGTACGGCCGGTTCGGCAGGAAGTTCAGGCACTAGTGGACAGAATGGGAGTTCTGGTACATCAGGTAATTCCGGTTCATCGGGTACTGCGGGGTCAACAGGGTCATCAGGAACAGCGGGGTCATCGGGAACTAGAGGGTCTAGTGGAACCTCAGGAAGTTCTGGTACTTCTGGAAATAACGGCAGTTCTGGTACTTCTGGAAATAACGGCAGTTCTGGTACCTCGGGTTCATCAGGTACTAGGGGGTCTTCTGGTACGTCGGGTACGACTGGCTCATCAGGTACCTCAGGACAAACAGGTAGTAGCGGAACCAGTGGTAATACCGGGTCATCAGGTACATCAGGTTCTTCTGGTACCAGTGGAAGTTCAGGGTCATCGGGTACATCTGGTCAAACAGGAAGCAGTGGAACCTCGGGTAATACAGGGTCGTCTGGTACATCCGGTGTAAGTGG